TACTGCTGTTCCAAAGTATAATAGTAATGGTGGTGTAGAATCTGTTAAAATAACTTCTGGTGGAGAGGGATTCACACAAATTCCTGATGTTTATATTTTATCTGAAACAGGATATAATGCAGAGTTAAAACCAGTATTCTGTCCTGATAGAATTGCTAAAGATGAACTTAAGGAATATGACCCTCAAGGTAAGATTCAACTAGTTACAATTATTGATTGTGTAGGTAAGATTGATAGAAATCAATTTGTAGGTTATGTTAATGGTAAACCTTACTATGGTCCTTTCCACATACATCCTGAGACAGGTGTGAAGATGGTTGGAGCAAGACATGTTTCTGAACAACATGATATAATAACAAGTAGACCTAACACTCCAACAGAGCGTGCCTACATAAATCAGGAGGATGTAACCTAAATGTCACAAAGAAAGAATTATCATACAGTTAGATATGGAACCAGAGATGGTGAACTTCAGTTTGGTCATATTCATAAGGATAATAATGAATCAGCAGTAATGTTGAGGAGTGGTCATGATTTCATACATTATATAAGTATGGATCATACTGGTAATGATATTCGTAAGCATGGTACAATCTGTAGATCACCTGGTTCTTTTCAAGTTAAAGCAGGTGATAATGCAAAAGTTACTGATGATAATAAGAATAATGATGCTGGTATCACAATGGATGCTGTAAGTGGTGATATTATATTGAGAGCACCACAAGGTAAGATTAGAATAGAGGCACAGGATATAGAATTGACTGCTAATGGGTACAATGGTAGAACTGGTTACATAGCACTTGACAGCAATGAGAAAATTATAGTAAAATCAAAGAGTGTAGATATACGAGCTACTGAAACAGCAAAGTTCTTTTCTGAAAACAAATTAGATGTGGTTGGTAATGCAATTATGAACATATATGGTGGGTTAGTTGACATGGCTGATGGTGCTACTTCTATTCTTGGAAGTAAGACAGGACCTTCTAGCACTGAAGAGAAAGCCAAGAATCTTAAAGTTTAGGAGATAATATGCACTTTTCAGATGTAGAAGTTGGTAAACAATTAATTGTAGGAAATGGCACTTATTATGATGCTCTTGGATTAGGAGGAAAAGCCATAAGAGGATCTGCATATATTGAAGGTCCTTTCTTAGTAGGAGATGCCAAATCATTTGGTGAAGTAGTTGCAACAACTATGATTGCCAGAGATGTAAATGAAGAATCTAATAATCCTCCCAGATCCTTACATGTAAGAGGTGATATTAAAACTGAAGGTGATGGTGAAAATGCAGCTCATGTTCTTATTAGTGGTACAGCAAATGCTGATGCTTTAGTTGTAGAGGGTAATCAAACTATTAATAGTGGTAATCTTCATGATAGTCATTTAGTAAATAATACATTTACAGGACTTGTGGGATCAGGTGGAGCATTTACTGGTAGTACAATTAATGTTCAAGGTTGGAAAGGATTTGATATAGTTCATCCAAGTAAGAAAGGTCATAGACTAAGACATATTTGTTTAGAAGGTCCTGAGGGTGGTGTCTATATAAGAGGTAAAGTAAAGAATGATAAAGTAATACTTCTTCCTGATTATTGGAAGGAACTTGTAGATATTAATTCTATAACAGTTCAGTTACAACCAATTGGTGCACATCAAGATATAATAGTAAAGAGATGGGATGCTGAGAAGGTTGAACTTCAATCTAAACCTGGTATACCTATCCATTGTTTCTATCATATTTTTGCTGAAAGAATTGATGGAGAACAATTGGTAGTAGAATATAAGGGTGAAACACCTGATGAATATCCAGGTGACAACTCTCAATATTCCATTGCTGGATATCATTACGACACTAGAAACTAAATTATGACTGAAAATCATGTAACTTATCGTGGGTCTATGAAAGACACCAACATCATTCAATTACCTGCTGAATGGAAAGGAAAAGTTGACTTGGAAACTATCTCAGTGAGTTTAACTCCAATACAATCTTATCAAGAACTGTTTGTTGAGAAGATAGAGTGGGCTGAAAGAGTAATAGTCAAGTCTGCTTCAGCATCAAAAATTCACTGCTACTACACAATTAATGCTACATTATTATGAACCCTGAGGATTTTCATGCAAATGAAGATGATGAGTATCTAACTAGAGTTGTTATAGATACTTGTGCTCGTACTTTTTACATGTATTCAAATGAAGGTGGAAAGAGAAAAATAGTATGTGACTCTGTTGATGAATTTATGACAGTCCTTGAATTAGTACGTACAGTTGTTGATAAGGATATAATTGCTTACAGTGATGCTGTGACAAAAAAGTAATTATTCTTGACTATAAATAACTCATAATAGAATTACTGCGCAAAACAGATGCCACTTAGTAGATTAGATAATTTCCTGAAGAATGTTCGTGGTAACATTATCTATGTCAATCCTAATGATTTAGATGCCACTGATGCAGTTGAGAATCAGGGTAATTCACTTGGACGTCCTTTTGTAACCATTCAAAGGGCGTTGATAGAAGCAGCTAGGTTTTCATATCAGCAAGGACTAGACAATGATCGTTTTGGGAAGACAACTGTAGTATTATATCCTGGTGAACATGTAGTAGACAACAGACCTGGTTATATTCCAGATGACTCTGTTACACCCATACGTTATATTGAGAGACAAGGTACAACTACACTAGACTTTTCACCTTTCTCTACCACATCAGACTTTAATTTAACATCAACCAACAATATTCTTTATAAGTTGAATAGTGTATTTGGTGGTGTCATAGTTCCTAGAGGTGTTTCCATAGTAGGTTTAGATGTAAGAAAGACAAAAATAAGACCATTATATGTTCCAAATCCATTAAATGATAACATAGAAAAGAGTGCCATCTTTAGAATGACAGGTGGTAGTTACTTTTCTGACTTTAGCATATTTGATGGTGATCCAAATGGACAAGTATTCAGAGATTATACTGCTGCAAAGGTAGTTCCTGACTATTCACACCATAAATTAACTACATTTGAGTTTGTAGATGGTGTCAATGCAGTTAATATAAAAGATATATTCAATAACTTCTTTACTTCTAGAACTGACTTAGACATATATTATCAGAAGGTAGGACTTGCATATGGTCCTGCATCTGGTCGTTCTATTGCACCTGACTTCCCATCTGCAGGTTTAGATATTCAACCTAAGACTGATGAATTTAGAATCATAGGTCCTCTTAGTGGTGAAGTAAATGTCAGTAAGATCATAGCTGGTGATGGTTCAACATCAACAGATACAATTACTGTTGACATTGCAACTGGTCTTGCAGGTTTAGATGTAGATACTGCATTTAATATTGATGGTGTTCCTGATGGTGCATATAATGGATCATTCACTGTAACTGAGGTTCTATTCCAAAATACAGCAGGTCTAACCACATCATTTAAGTACAAAGTTCCTGTTGCACCTGTAACTGCAACACCCACAGTGTCTGCAACAAAGGTTGTATTAGATACAAATACAGTAGAGTCTGCATCTCCATTCATTCAAAATTGCACACTTAACTCAGTCTTTGGTTTAAATGGTCTTTGTGCTGATGGATCAAAGGTAAGTGGATTCAAATCAGTTATAGTTAAGAATTTTAAAGGTATTGGATTACAGAAAGATAATAATGCTTTTGTAAAATACAATAAAACAACTGGTAGTTATGATGATTCTACTACCATATCTAATATTTCAAATGATGCTGCAGCAAAATACAAGCCATCTTATTACAGTTATCATATAAAAGCATCTAATAAGGGTGTTGTTGACCTCACTTCTATAGATGTAAGTGGATTTGCACAGCAATTCCTAACTGAAACTGGTGGTGAATTTACTATTTCTAACTCTAGTTCTAACTATGGACAGAATGCTTTAGTATCAAAAGGATACAGAGATGACACATTCTTAAGAGATGATGTAGGTTTATTAACTAATATTATACCACCAAAAGAGAATGTAGAGACAGATATTAACTTAGAGTATGGTGCTGTTGATGTATCAAGAACAGTTAGTTCTGCAACCACAAGTAGATTATATCTCTATCAGGAGACAAACTTATCAGCACCTCCTGAGAGTGTGGTTCAAGGTTATAGAATTGGTGCAAAAGTTAGTGATAGACTGAATACCTTGATCACCCAAGAGGGAACTCCTATTGAATATTATGCTAGGATTATCATGCCTAGCACTCCC